AAGTATATTGATACTGTTTACTTAGATATGGGCTATCGCAACAAAAACAATATTGCAAGTTTACTAGACGAGATGATTGAAAGTAAACTTGACGAAGCGAAAGAAACCGGAGTTTACTCTAGTAAGGATTTAGCAGACTTGCTACAAATGGCACACAAGATGAGAATGGACGAGATTAAAGCTCAAGCTGATCTTGAAAAAGCTCAAGCTACAAACGTAAAAAGTCAAACAAATGTTCAGATAAATGAAGGTGTACCTTTCGGCCAGGGCAACTACGGTAAGCTCATGGAAAAGTTATTGAAAGATGTCTAACGATCCTAAGCTAGATAATGTTGTTGAGCAGTTTTTACGTCATGAAGTTCAGTGCGAAGAGAGGTGGAAAACCACATTTAATCGACTTGATGAGATTGATGAAAAACTTGACAGAATGGAACAGCGCCAAATACAATTTGGCGGAGCACTAATACTATTCCTATTAGGACTAGTAGTAACACTTGCATTTCAAGTGTAGGAGATAAAAAATGGCTTATCAAAAAAGAAATACTTGGTGGGGAATTCACCCTGACAAAGGGAAAAAGGGTTTCTCCAATCAAAAAGACGCAGAAGCCTATGAAGGTGTAGAAAAGAAAAAAGAACCAGCAGTAGTTAAGAGCAAGGATCTTTTTTCAGCGGACGCATAAGTGGCTGTTCGTAAACGCAAAAAGGCTACAAAGAAAAAGCCTGTTCCTACAAATAAAAAACTTTACGCACGAGTGAAGGCACAGGCCAAACGGAAGTTTGCTGTGTATCCTTCAGCTTATGCAAATGGGTGGCTTGTAAAAACTTATAAAGCCAAAGGCGGTAAATATCGCATGGGAGTAAAGTAATGCCAGCAGGTAAAGGAACTTACGGAAAGAAAAGGGGTCGTCCATCTAAGAAAAGTAAGGGCAAGAAGAAGAAGTCTATGGGAGGCTTAACAGCCGCTCAAAAGAAGCTGCCTCCAGCCCTTCAAAAAGCTATTTTAAAAAAGAAGCGCGGAAAAAAGTGACCTTCTAAGCGATAGGCAGTTGTCTATAAGCGAGGTATTATGCCCACAAAGATAAATGAAGCAACAGAGTTAGCTATACCCTTAAAGAATTTAATAGGATTAGTAACCTTTACTGCAGTATCTGTGTGGGCTTATACTGGTATCACAGAGAGAATAGCCTTTTTAGAACATAACTTACAGGCGGTATCAGTAGAGGTTGAAGAAAACGACGAGTGGATTGATAATTTCTCTCCTCCGCCAGAAGTAAGTGATACTGTAAAAAGAGTTAGAGACTTAGAGTTAAAGATAAAAGAATTGGAGGTCTTACTCCATAGCGGAGAAAATAATGGCTAAACCAAAAAGTGGCCTTACTAAATGGTTTAAAGAAGATTGGGTAGATATATCCAGACCTAAAAAGGGCGGCGGCTTTGAAAAATGCGGAAGAACCAAATCAGGGAAGAAAAGTTATCCAAAATGTCTTCCTGCTGCCAAAGCCGCTGGCCTTACTGAAAAGCAACGAAAGTCAGCTGTCCGTAGAAAAAGAGCGGCCGGCAATCCAGGGGGCAAACCCACTATGGTTAGTACCTTTGTAAAGAGAAAAAAACGTGGCGGTAAAAAGAAAAGGTAAGAAGAAAGATTCAAGATTGAAAAAAGCTGGAGTATCGGGATACAATAAGCCAAAGAGAACTCCTGGGCACGCAAAAAAGTCTCATATTGTTGTAGCAAAATCAGGGAATAAAGTTAAGACTATTCGTTTTGGGCAACAAGGAGCAAAAACTGCTGGTAAACCTAAGAAAGGAGAAAGCGAAGCAATGAAGCGTAAACGTGCTTCATTCAAAGCCCGACATGCAAAGAACATTGCAAAGGGCAAGATGTCCGCAGCATACTGGGCGGACAAAGTAAAGTGGTAGGCCATGGTTATAGAATCAGTGATGATGGCCAGTACTATATTGGGACAGATAAATGGCCTTATACAAAAAGCCAATGAAACTGGTCAGGGTATGCAACAACTCATGGGCACCATCAGTGATTTTGGCGAAGCAGTCACTGAATTTGAAGTAAGAAGAAAATCCAGCACCTTTAATCCTCTTAGCCAAAGTGAGTTGCTCAAGCTTACAATGATTAAGAAAAGCTATGAAAGACACTGGAAGGATGTTCATGACTTATTAGCCATGGTAGATCCTGAGATGCTAAAAAGTTTTCAACAAGCCAAAGCAGAACAAGAGCATGCCAGAAAACAACAAATGGCTATGTTAGCTAGAAAACGCAAAGAAAGAGAGCATTTAATACAACAAATCTTAGTTGGGTTTACCACTTTAATAATTGGTGGCACGCTAATAATAGGGGGCTTATTCTTTTTACTACCATGAAAAAATTACAAAAAGATTCACACTATGCGCAATTCGACTTAGATGGAGATGGCGTAGTGTCAGATGAAGAAATCAAACGATCACAGGATATGCTAGAGCTGGAACTTCGAGAAGAGAAGTCAGAAGCTCAAAAAAGAATGGCATGGGTTGCAATGGGTTCTATGATAGTTTTTAGTGCCATATTGTTCAGCCCTGCTGTAAGTGAGAGCCGAGTAGCTGCTTTAGCAGATCTACTTGGGTTATTTTACATTGCTCAGGCCGGCGTCGTAGGCGCTTATATGGGCGTATCTGCATGGATGTCTAAGAGGTAATTATGCAATCTCAACCAAAAAGTAGTAAGTGGAAGGGCTCTGATGTGGAAGAATATAAAAGAAATATTCGACCTGTCAGAAAAGATGCTGAGGATGATAAATTGACGGAGCTTGAATATTGCAGGAAGTATAGCAAAACAAGGTCCATGGGACAAGACTAGATGATTGAAATAAGCCGCAAGGATATAATCTCTGATTATATTTGTGATTACACACAGGAAGACAAGTTTTTGAAGTTGCCTATCGATCCTTATTTGGACTTGCTAGGTATTACACCACTACCTTCCCAGACAGCGATCATTAATGCTATTAATAGCCCTAAATATCGATTTGTCTGTGCGGCTGTTTCTCGTAGACAGGGAAAGACTTACATTGCCAATATTATTGGACAACTAGTATCTCTTATTCCTAATTCTAACATTCTAATTATGTCGCCTAACTATGCTTTGTCGCAAATATCTTTCGACCTGCAAAGAACACTGATTAAACATTTTGATCTTGAAGTAGTCAAAGATAATGCAAAAGATAAAGTTATAGAACTATCGAACGGATCTACTGTGCGTATGGGGTCAGTCAATCAAGTTGACTCCTGTGTAGGTAGATCCTACGATTTGATTATTTTTGATGAAGCAGCTCTTGCCGATGGTAGGGATGCTTTTAATGTAGCACTGAGACCCACGCTTGACAAAGACAACTCCAAAGCAATCTTTATTTCTACTCCTCGTGGTAGAAACAACTGGTTTTCTGAGTTCTTTAATAGAGGATTCTCTGATGACTTCCCAGAGTGGTGCAGTATTCGAGCAACCTATCGAGATAACCCTCGAATGAGTGAGACAGATATTGCAGAAGCACGAAAGTCGATGTCTGAAGCAGAATTTAGACAGGAATATGAGGCTGACTTTAATACTTATGAAGGTCAGGTTTGGAACTTTAATTTTGAAGAGTGTATAGGCTCTTTTGAAGAAATGAATACAGAGGGTATGGATGTATTTGCAGGGCTTGACGTAGGCTATCGTGACCCTACTGCTTTTTGTGTAATTGCATACTCCTGGGACGAAGAAAAGTTTTTTGTGCTCGATGAGTATTTTGATGCTGAGAAAACAACAGAACAACATGCAATGGAAGTGCGTCGGATGATTGATAAATGGGATATAGACTATATTTATATTGACTCAGCAGCCCAGCAGACACGATTCGACTTTGCACAAAATTACGACATTAGTACTATAAATGCAAAAAAGTCTATACTAGATGGAATCGGTCATGTAGCAGGTATAGTTGATAATGACCGACTACTTGTAGACCAAAGATGTCAAGAAGTGCACCAAGCCTTAGACCAATATCAATGGGACCCCAACCCTAATTTATTAAAAGAAAA